TATACACAATACATTTTCCACGAAAAAACCCCCACCACCTTTCTGGTGTGGAGGTTTAATCTATATTTAGTAATTTTTATTAACCCAAATTCTATGAATATTTAATTCCTTTATAAATTGATAATTAGTAACCGTCATTTTATAACTTAATACTTTTTTAAATTTTTCTAAGTATTTTATTGAATCTTTTACAAAGCAATGTAACTCGTCAGTTGTATTAACTTCCATTATTTCTACAAAGTCATTGTCTTCAAGTGATGTTAATATGTCAATTAGTTTCATTTCTATCGTTCCTTTCCTTATCTTCCTCTTTATTATATCATAGTTTTATTTAATCGTCAACTATTTTAACTTTAAATTCTTTTAATAACTCACATGCGTATTCATATTGTAAGTCATTTGTTAGCATTTTAATACTGCACATTTCTATCACTTTATCTGTCAAACACACTCTAACTAACAAGTTAGGAAGTTTTCCATTATGCAAATATCCACTTACTCCATTACATCTATTTATATACCATGTAAAATCCAAATCATTTTCATTCAATAATTTTTTGCTAACACTAAGCATTTTTCTTTGTTTATCATTATTCTTCATCGCTATATTTCCTTTCTACATTTATTTCTACACAATAAATTGTTGCAACCGCCATAATCGCTACACAGCAAACGATTGTAAAACATATCATATCAATCATTTCATTAACCTCTTAATCTCGCATATAATTGCATCACACATAATTATTTTGCCTAATATATAATCTTGGTATTTATTTACCCACTCTGGGTTATGCTTATTTATAGATATAGCTTTATTTAAACTTCTCTTTCTGTTATTCAAAAAATAAAGCATATTTTCTACGTTAATTTTTCTATTAACATTTCCATTTGAAGATTTAATAATATCTTTATCAGTTTCATCATTATCTTTAATTTCTTTCAAAATTCTAATGATTTCGTCTATTCTAACCAATATATTATTATACATTGGATTATCACTGTCTATATACTCAAGCATTAGCTTAAGCATTTTGACTCTTTCGATTAATAATTCTTTCATTATGACCACCACCAAGCCAGAAATAGGATGATAGCGGCGGTTTCCAGAAGAAACCACGCGCTGTATTTTATTACTTTCATTTATCAAGTTCACCATCCTTAATAGTTATAATACACAGATAAGTTGGGTCATTTTTCATTATAGGAGTTGAATCAACTTTACATTCCAATAAATAATAACCCAATGTTCTTCTCAAGCTTTCTAAACTGCCAAAGTATATAATGTGGTCATGATATTCTATTCCAACCGTTTCATAACTTCCGTTTTCGATTAGCTTATTTAGGATAGTTTCTAACGTTTCCATTATATTTCTCCTTCTTCAATTATGATATAATATGTTTTTCTGCCAAGCTCTACTCCTTCTTCCTTAGTAGCGTTACATTCTCTAATAAATCTTGTTGATGCCCATATAACTATATCTCTAAAACCTGACATAATTTTATTACCACGGTACATAATAACTACGTATTTTTCTGGTTTATTTGGTAATTTGCTTAATATGCTTTCTACAGTTTCCATATCTTTATCTCCTTTAAGGGGTTACCTTATCTTCATTTATAGTATACAACAAGAAGACTAAAAAGTCAACTACTTTTTAGCCTTAATTTCAAATTTATCATTCATTAAAACTACACCGCCTTTCACCTGGTGACCTATTAATTTTTGGTCAGATTTAAAGCCAACTTTAAACGCATCATATGTTAATATATCTTTTATTTTATCTGGCATTCCTGCGCACTTAACTTCTAGGATATACATACACCCTTTTTCATAACCAAAATGCGGTGGTTTTTGTTCTACAAAATCTTTCCACGGCATACCGCTTTTTTTATGCTCTTTTTCATATTCTTTTACTTTAGATAACCATTTCTTTTTTTCTTTGTTTGTTTTGCATATAACTTTATCAATATAAGTTTTTTGACGTAAATATTTTGCCCCTATATTATAAGTTTCTACTTTCCAACAATCTAGGCGCGTATCATGAATTTTTATGCTTTTAGGTATATGCCAGCCAATCATATGTACGCTGTCAGTATCAACATATATGAACCTGTCTTTGTCAGATTTATAATTTATATATGATTCGTTAACTTTGTCTATTGTACCGATTATGTCATATCTAGACCATGCAGTAATAAATATTGCTAGCGGTAAATATATAGGGTCTTTTATTGTTACATCCTCTACTTCAACAATTTCGCCGTCATCTTTAAATTCTGGATGTGTCGGAGTTCGGAATTTTAGCACATCATTAAGCAAATAAGGTTCTTTTTCTTTTACTTCTGGATTCGTTCCGAATTTTCCGTACAATGCGTTCATTCGCAGCTTTGCCATAAGCTTTTTCACTCCATCACTTGTTTCCTTTGTTTTCATCAGAGAATTTATATAATCGTTAAAAAATTTTCCTTTTGCTGTTTTAAAATAAAAACCATCCAAGTACTCAATATCATATACGTTGTAATGTTTAAAGAATATTTCTAGGTCTGGTGATGGTAGCCACAATTCTACTTGTTCGTCAATATAATCATCAATTTTACTATGTTCAAGATATTCTGTATCACAATAACGAACAGTCTTTTTTATTTGTATTGTTGGGATATATCTGTCTTTTACATCAAATCGGCATAAGAAATGCTGAATATAACATTTACTTTCTCCAGAATATTTTCCCTCAAAATAATTAGGAAGTCCATAGGGCATTTCTCTTGTGCACATCATTGACGGATGCATACTATTTTTATCTATATTACAACATATTCCTATTTGTCCATTTTCAGAAATTTTTGCATACTTTTTATTAACGTATACATATCCTCCCGCATATGACTTCCGTAGCATTTTATCTGTAGCATGGTCTAAAACTGGGGAAGTATTTTGTAAATTGTTTTTCTCCCCCTATATTTTCTTTAAAATTTGCTAATGTATCACTTCCTGTTGTCATCTTCTTAAAGCCCTCTTCAAATAACATTTTTAATGCCCTAGCAAGTATAACAACATCATGCCGTAAATATTCTTTGTCTGTTTCGCTTAATACTCCGTTTTCTTCACGATAGCCATTATAATCTATTTCCAACTTTTGCATGTCTGAATCAAACCCGAAATTTTTAGCAATAGCAGAAATACTATATGGCATTTTCTTTAAACTGTCTTGTATAATTGTTTCGTGTTTATTTCTTCCTTTTACATCCCACACAATACTAATTTGATACCAAACACCTTGTTTATTTATCATTGTATCAAATGTTTTAGGTTCTTTTTCTTTTGACCACTTATAGCCGTTTTTAAGTAACCACCACACAATAAATGAACCGTCAAACTTTAAGTTATGAAAAAATAATACAGCCTTATGAAGCGTTTTAACATAGTCCATAAATGAATCAATAGAGGTACCGCTTACCATGTCATAATTATCATTATCGTATACTTTACAGCACCCCCATGCCCATACATACGTTCTCATACCTGCTTCTATTTGATCTTTCGTTAAAACTAATGTCTCAAAATCACAAGCGTGTGAATTTTTAATATTTGTTTTCATTTCTTACCTCTTTTCCTGTATTTTTTATTGTAAAAAACTGTTACAGTATCTTTAAATAAAATGTAATTATCTTCTGATTCTGGGTTACCATAAACAAAATCTATATTTAATACTTCGGTTGTATATGCAAAATCAGCTAATTCTTTCGCGCTCATTCTTTTTATCTTTTTTATTACTTCTTTTATTTCTTTTTCATCGCCAACATTTCCAAACTTTGTTTCTATAGATTTAATTAAATTATTTTTATATAACGTGTTCATTTTTTCTGTATATTTTTTAGTTTTCATGCGTTGCCAAGCTTTTACTTTACGTTCCAACATGCTATTAGATTGTAATGTTTCTGGGTCAAATCTAACACTATTTAATTCTGGAAAAGCTGTTTCCCCTAGATATTTTGTTGCCCTCTGTCCATGATATTGACCTACTGTTTCTTTAACTGCTTGGCTACCTTCCTCACGTATAAAAGGTTTACTCAATATTTGTGAACGTTTTTCGGCTCTTTGCTCATTTATTTGTTCCGCCAGTTTTTCAGCTCTTTTTATAAGCTTTCTATTAAGCCAAGCGCCTTGTTTGTTCCTATAATATCCTTTTTTCTTTTTCATAAAATAAAAGAGTGCTTTCACACCCTTTAATACTAGAACGGCAATTCACTTTCTGGCGGGTAGAATGTGATATCAGTAAAAGTATTTCCGTTTGAAGTTTTTGTCTTTTTCATCAACATAGGTACTCCTTCTCGTAGTAAATCCTCTACTAAATTTTCTTCTTCTACTTTAGCGATAAAGTCTTTCATTTTAGTCCCACCGTTGAAGTAATGTTCGTCGTCGTCATCAACGATAAAGGCAATGAAATGTTCATAATTGTTGCCTTTCTTTTTACTTCTATGTTCGTAGTCACGTAAAGTAACAACTTTCCCAAGGATAGAATCAATTTTTTCTCCTGTTCTACCAATAAAAGATTCTTTTGTTCCGTTCTGTTCTTTTGCTAATTCCTTTAATGTTTTCATTTTTCTAATTTTCCCCTTTACTAATCTAATTCTAACTCGTACTGTCCATCATCTAATACGATAGTAGCATTTGCGATAAAAGATTCTTCGCTCATTTCATAAGTGTTTAGTTCTTCTCTAACACTTCCATTTACTACTTTAGCCTTGCATACTTCTTCAATGCCAGCGATTGCTTTTTTTACAATTTTCCTTTCGCTGAATTTCCCGACGTATTCAACTTCTTTTAAAATTGAATTTCCATCATTAAGAAGTATATTAACAGAAGCTGTTCCAGTAATAATGTTCTTTTTCATTTTATCACTCCTTTCCTTAACTTCTCTTTAATTATAACAGAAGAATGATTTAATGTCAATGCTTTTAAAGTAATTTGTTTAAATCTTTTGCGTTAAAATATGCCTCTGTATCATCATAATATACGCATGCATTTTGAAACATTGTACGTAGTAATCTCATATGATGATTATTTTTGAAAAATTGAAGCATTACTACATTTGGTTGCATATCATCTGTAGTAAGGGCATATGTTATACTGTCATTTTTACCTACTTTGGTACTTATATATAACTTACTGTCTTTATAGTCCATCCACAAACCTAAGTGCTTTCCGTAAATATCAACGCTTGCAATGTGTATCGCTTCTGGCGTTTTATTTTTGATAAATGGAGAATCATCGTTTATAAATTCGTTATCTATCAGATAACCTCCTATTTTAGATTTTCTTTGTAGCATTCCTAACTTTGTTTGTGATTTAAAGTTTATATATTCTTGGTCGGCAAAATGATGAAAAAGCAATAGCCCATCTTTGTCCTTTACAATGTCTTTATTATCTATTCTTTTTGTATATCCCCAGTAAACACAATGTGGGTTATTCATGGTAACCGAGTTAGCTAAGCACAGACACTGGCATTTTTCTCGACTTCGGAAAACCGTTTCCATAAATCCAATAAGCGCGTCAACTTCGTTTGGAAGATAAAACAATTTTGACGATTTTTCTATTATGAATTCATCAAATATAATGAGATTTACTTTATCATAATTTGTTGACTTTTTTGTTACAGCATTAGACAGGGCAACAGCTTTGCAAAATATATTTTTCTTTTTATATAAGTTTTTAGAATCTTCTTTTTCATCACCTGTGCGTTTTATGATGTAGCCTGTTCTTCCTTTTACGCTTATAATGTAGTCTGGAAATTCTCGTGAAACCTCGTCAAATTGTGCAGCAAAATCTTCTAATTCACTTTTATACCTACGCAAATATATAAATTGCTTATTTTTATATATTTTATTTTTTATGCCTTTTACAAAACTACCGTATGTTTTACCGCCACCACGGTTGCCTAGAACATAATTAAGTAGACAACCGTGTGACAGCGTTAAGTTTGGGTTATACCACAAGTTTATTCAACTTTCCAGTAAACCGTTTTTCCGTCAATAGTTCCATAAGCGGCATAATGCTTTTTGTTTGTTTTGCTACTAACATACTCTAACCAATACCATCCGTCAGCTTTTACAACGTTTTGATAGTTTAATTTCATTCCTGTATTGTACCAATCTCCCGTTAATGCGGAATTATCAAGACTAGGTTTGTTACGTACACGAATGTAATCATACTTTGCGGAAGCTTTACCTTTTGATTTAATAGGTAAATTCGGGGATTTATTATCCCATACTTTTGGACGTAGGCATCCCGCAATATCACTAACATACATAAGCCCTTTGTTAACGCTTGCTGAGCCATATTGATTTTGAGCTTGTAAAGTAAACGTACTACCTTTGTTTAGCCATCCTGCAAATACTCCAATATGGGAAAGTGGTGTAAGCCTTCCACCATTTTTAAATACAACTACGTCACCGATTTGTAAACTCGTTATAGGCACTTCTTTAAACTTATCTAATACACCGTTATTTTTACGGTTATTCCAAATGTCAATAACGTATCCTGTTGAGGTACAGTTAATTATTTTACTACCGATTACAGTACATAGATATGCAAAGTAATCCCAACACTGAGCGCCATAATAACCGTCAATATCATAATACTTTCCATACGTATCTTTTAAGAAATCATTTGCTTTCATTTTGTTCCTCGCTTTCTTCGTTTCCTTTTAATTGTTCTAAGCAATCAATAAATTTTTGTGGCACAGGTAACCCTATCTTTGCAGAATTTTCAACGATAGAAAGACTTTCATTCGCGATATAAAACATTGTTACAAGTGTTCTACAAATATAGCCATCTGTTCCCATAGCTTTATCAACTTGCGCACCTACTGCCACAAGTGCAAGTATCATTACCTTTTTTGCAATCCCTTTAAATCCGATTTTACTATCGAGGTTTATTCTGTTAGCAATAACCCCAGAAATATAATCAATAATCATAATAATAATAAGGCACTTAAAAGCCACATCTATGCCCCCAAAAACATATACAAAGAATGTACTTATTCCTGTCCACAAAATGTTAGCTATATCTTTATAGTTAATATTCATATAAATTACCTCTTAACTTTCTACTATTCCGTCGAGTCCACCATTAGATACAGTTGACTTATAAGTATGCGTTATTTTTGATACATTCCCCAATGATACACTTCCCTCATTATATATACAATTATATACCGTTCCTTTTGTGTCTGTTCCGAAACTGAACTTTGCCCCTCTACTAAGTGATGCAACATTTCTAGCTGTAATTTGGCATGACTTGTGAAGGTCAACATTCGAATTACCTACCGCTCTTATCCAACCATTTCCATTTTGGCCACCTCTCATATTAGCAGTACATCCCGCAAAGTCGACATTACTTCCGTCAATTGTAATTTGATAATCTCCGCTAAAATTAAATATGCAATTTTCAAACTGGACATTTACACAATTTTCTACCGTTACTTTTCCGTTAAAAGTTATGTTCGTAAGTTTTAAATAATGTGCTCTATTTTTAATGTGCAATTCTTGCGAATAAATCGCAGCAGCTGTTGAAGATGCTGAAATGTGTACAGGCTGAAAAGATGAAGCATAACTTACAGCAAACTGTAACCACCTAAACGGCGAATCGCTTGTACCTTGTCCCCAGTTGGTATTAGCGGAAGATACCCTAATTCTCTGTTCCCCTATTACGCCATTAAATTCTAATTCTGTGCTTTTATCAGCTAAACCGCTGTTGTACGGGTTTAATTCCCATATTGACCACGAATTATAATCGGTAAAAACAGAGTTGTTACCATATTCTAACAAATGTATCTTGTCACCAATTACGTTAAGACCTTCATACTCTTTTGCTTCGTAAGTAGGATTAACTAGATATTGATATTTCACCCCGCCTGATATTTTATCTACCCTTATAGCATTACGTACATAATCATAGTCACTAGAAGTGTTGTCGCTCCATAATGTGAATATATTGCCTTTAAAGTATGCCAATCCATTAAGACCGCCTAGCTTACGCGTATGTATAACTGGTCTCGAAATCGGTATAGAATATACTGAAGTAAATGAAACATTTATACCATTGCCAGAACATTGGCATACATGAACCCTATCGTCTTCGGTCTGTACAATGATATGCGAAGATTTACCAATCTTATTAGCTATATTTATTTGTGAGCTAATTCCGTTTACTATAACAGTATTACTAATACCCGTTGAAGCGTCGTACATGATTAGTTTATTTGCGTTTATTGGGCACACCATATAGACTTGTTGCTTCCCATTTTGTGTCAAGTTTGGCATGTAAGTTAAAGAATTTCCATGCCCCCACGCCTTTTCTTCAGTATTTGCAAGCGTTAATAAATTGGTGTATCTGTTAAGAACTGTTTTTTGCGTACTAGCGTTTCTGTTGACTGCAAGCACATTTGCTGTATAAAAGTCACCATCATTAAGATAACACCAACCTTGAAAGCTATTGCCGTCACTTGGCTTTTCTGTTTGTTTTAATAATGTAAAACTTGGATAAAACGTTGGCATTTCTTTTGTATATATAATTTTGCTGTCTGGGTTTTCATCAATCGTCTGTCCATCACATATCACTTTGCTACTGCATATAAATAGCTTGTTTAGTATATATCCGCCTTTAGGTATGTAAACGTAATCATACTTGTCAATAATACTAGCTATTTTATCAAAAGCAGATTGTGAAGATCTACCAGCGGTTGGGTCTGCACCTCCGTCAGTGACAACATTCCATATTCTAGCACTTGCTTTATTTGGAAGATTATTGACAATAATGTTCTGCACTTGCTGTCTTGCTGTTTTGTCTTTAATGGAGTAAGTACCATCTTCAAATGCTAGGTTTGCTACTTCTGACATATCATTCTACCTCCTTATAACGTTTAAAAACAAAGCTTAACGTTTCCGTTTCAGCGTTATAGTTAACACCTATTTTGATTAACCCTTGTTCAAGCCACTGCTGTAACAAATTACTAGCATATTCCCATAAATTATCGTTTATCCATGCTACCAACTTTTCAAACTGTTCTTGCGTTAAGTTAAGCATATCAATAACGTTTGCAATCTGATAGCACAAAGCATGCAATAATTCTTTGTCGCTATATGCCTTTATAAACTCCATATCATAACGAGTTATTGTATTAACCGCGCAATTAAGATTATTTGTTACTGGTCTAATGTTTGGGTCAAACGGGAATGTAGGTCTAAAATCTGCCATATCTCATGTTCCATCCTTTCATATAATACATAAGTTTCATTTTCTTTCTTTTTGTTGGAGTAGGCGGCGTAACCCCACCGTCATACTCTTTAAACGTAAGCCCCATAGTGTTTACTATAGTCGTATCATTTATATACCATATATCAACTGGTTCAGCGCTGTCTTGCAAAGCATAACATGGATTTCCCATTGCGCAAGTAATGCCATAAGATACAAGCCCCTTATTCTGACCTTTCGCTTGGTCTAAGTGACAATGGTCACCGTATGCTTGCCCCGCTATACCTGTATGGGATATCAAATCACCTTGTTTAAATTTTGTTGCTGTCGGAGGTGTTTCATCATGCGTAAAACTAAAACACACATAACCTATCCCGCTTGGTGTTGCAACCTCATTATCTGATTGATAACCTCTAGTATTTCCGACGCTATCTTGATATATTAAATGACAATCACACGGGGCATATAACGGATAACGATTGCTGTTGCCTATAATGTCCATAGGATGTCCACAACAATGTGAAAACGAATCTGGGCCAGATAACTGAGTAATATTAATTATATCGCACGGGAATAAACAAACTTGATATTTCCCATCATCAGTATTCATCTTTTGTCCTGCTTTCATTGTAGCACGTTAACCCTTTCTATTCCATCTATTTTTAGTTTTTTAAGTTCACTTAATTTTTCTATTATACAAACTTTGTAAGATAATACCATTCCATAAGTAACTGAATCAGAACATTTGCCAAGAGAACGTAACGAACGATTTACCAAATAAAGCTCCTTTCTTGCAAATTTTAAAGCATCATCTATTTTCATGTCGTATGGCATTGTTTTAGGTTTGTATATCTCCATTGTTATTCCTCCTTACCATGCACAAATAAACAAATCACAACAAAACTTATATATTTCACTATAAATTCCGTTTAATTCTTCGCGGAATCGTTTATAATAATCAAAATCAACCATCATTTTTTCATCAGTTTTATTCCTGTTGAAATTTCTATTTCCTACATCATTACCAGTGGTATTATTACTACCACTTGAATCGGTGTTATTAGTAGAATTTATGCTAACGTTATTATCCTGTGTATCTGTCATATATGCGTTAGTATTAGTGACGGCGCTTAACGGAAAATCTCTATTTATATTATCTGTTTGCTGTTCGCTTGCTCCTGTTACATCAGTTTTATCATTGTACGAACTATTTGACCTACTTTCATTAGTAGTATCTTCGTCAAACGTTTCACGTGAAACATACTTTTCTGTTCCGCTTATATCTTCCGTAGTAATCTTATCAAAAAATTGATTATACAACGGGAATAACTGATACATTCTATCTGCTAACATTGTCTGCCACGATAAATACGTATGCGCTTCTACTGTGTCAGAAATACGATAGTTAAAGAAATGTAAAATAAAATTAACTTCAAAATCTTCTTTAAATTTGGTATCTATCGGATAATCGAAACCAAAAATCCTAGAACGTTGATTCCTTATTAAATCCATAAAATTTGTATTAAAGTAATCAGTATTTTTATAGCCACTTCTTATGATATCACTTACTAACAAAGTCATACACCTCTTTTTCTTCATATCTGTCTGGCACTTCTTCACCTCGAACTCGAATAAACGGGCTATATGAAACATCTAATTCGGAACATTTTTCAGGAAATCTTTCCCGTGCCCAATCTCTGAATGCAACCCTTTGTTGATACATTCCGCTAATATTTATGTTTCCAGCTTCTGAAAAGCTTAAACCCTCAAACTCTGTCAAGCGTTCAGATTTATCGTTCATAATGGTATGCAAACCAACTCTTGTGTCCCATTCCTGCAAATACATTTTTCTCATATTCATAAGCACATCAAGACCTTTCCCAACATCACCACCAATTACTGGTATGCCGTTTATTCCATTCAAATCTTTATCTACTACATACCATGTTTTTGGGTCGTTTTCGTTCATGATGTTATCTACAGTGCTTTTCAATGCTTGAGTACCGCTAAATAATGTAGGTCTTCTCATTTGCCTATGGATATAGTCAATAGTTCTCTCGATTTTTGCTAGCCTTTCGGCGATAGTAGTTGCCACATTGAATACTGGCAACCCTGTATTACTATTCCAACAATAAATAAATTCATCATCATATAACAATTTACCAGTTAACCCTTTATCAGTTGAAATATTAACTGTTCTTACTGTAACTGGCTTAAAATAATCATCCCACGTTACCATTACATAGCGGGATGCTTTTAATATTCCGCTGTCCTCATATAACGCGAAACTTCCGTTTGCCATAAGCATATATTCTAATATAAACGAGGTGATACCGTCTGGCAACCCTTTCCAAACAAACAACGACATTAAGTCCTCAACAAATTTATCAATATAATACACCCATATTCTATCATTATCCAAGTCAATTTGTATTTTACTTGCTTGCTTGTCACTTAGATAAAACGTAGTACATTTTGATATATTGCCTCGTGTCGTTAATTCATTAAGTGATTTCATTACTTATCACCTCATTCCCCATATAGTTTGTTTTTACTTTTTGCAAATCGGTATGCAATAGAGTTACACCCGCACTTACTCTAGCAATGATTTTGTTGAGATACGTTGAGGGTATATTTCCTGTTATATTAGGGTCTATAGCCTTAACATAATTAAACATTGAATGAGTAGTCAAGTTAGGGACTTTATATCTCATAACTCTATAACCGTAACGAGTAAAATAGTCGTCAATTATCATTGCTTCCTGTTTAGTTATCGTTCTAGAACGTGACCTGAAATCAGCCCTACCATTAGCGAACCCTGCATGTCCAGATGTATTCCCTCTTGCGCTATCTGGCATACGTTGAGCGCTAATATTTTGCGATAAAATGCTTGATGCCGTTGAAGCTCCAGAAGCCAATCCACCAGCTAACCCCGTAGCCATTATACTCGCCATTGAAACTCCAGATATAGGTGATGCCATTACGGCAGTTGATGCACCTTTTACAAAACTTTCGCCGATTTGATACATAAATCTTCCTTGGTTTTGAGCTAACCATGCTTTATAAGAATCAACTATAAACGCGCATTGTGGGAAATTATTTATAGATATCTTATACAAGTCGTTATTAACTTCACCTAAATAATTGCTTGGAAATGCTTCGACTTCCATGTTTATACCGAAAGAAAATTCAACAATCATTTCTAAGTTTCCTAAATATTCATACTTTAATTCGAGCGTTTGACCGTTTCCGTTAGCAACTAAACAATCAATATACGGATACGTAAATAACTTATTGTTTTTAGGGACATAACCGCCTAATGATGTTGGTCTTGACGGCAAATTAAATTTAAGTTGTTTAGGAATAGCAGAATCATTAAATAATTTCTCTGGGCACATATATAAACCTACGATAGCATCTTCTTTACCGTGCATTTGTTCTAAAATCTCCCTTGCGCGTTGTGCGCCTGCATTACCTTTCCCGCAATCCTCATATTCGACACCGTTAAAAATATTGCACGTTATTCTTTGATTTACATTTCCTCCGTCTGGTTTTTCAGCGTACCCTATAATAATATGATAATCCGCTGGGTTAAAGAAACCACTTCCAACCTCTCTAACCGTCAACATATCTTTTATAGATAAATTTTCATCCTCTAAATGATTTCCTATTTCATCATCTGTTACATTTTCACGTTCTACCATCATTGGGTTCCATTCGATATTAAACATATATGTCTGCCACTCGTCAATAGTATAATATACTAATGTTCTTCTTTCGTTTGTGTACTGGCAATCGTCAACAAATGCGTAAATTTCTTTTCCACCGTCTTCACCAAACGATAGGTACGGAACATCTCTCATAGTATTTATATCCACATCTAACGCAATCACATTCATGTCCTTAATAGGCGTTACAACCGCTGAACTTATTTTCCTAGATTCAAAATACAATTTTTGTTCAGAACGAGATTGAAACCATCTAACATTATCGTTAGACGGTTGACAATCTACATTCCTGTATAAATTAGCGAACCACATTAAGCGTCTGCAATCGTATATTCAACGGTTGTAGTAGTAATACCTGCTTGTAACTTAACTGTGATTTTTGATTGTTTTTCAGCGGCGTCAATAGTCAATAGACCGCTTGGAGTAATAGTTGTACCAGCATTCACGCCGCTTGTGGTAATGCTATAAGTGATAGGGGCATGACCTTCCGCCAAAGAAGCCATTAACTGTACAACTTCACCCTTTTTAATTGTGGAATGGTCTTGTGGTTGAACAAATCCAAATTTTGGAGTATTTCCTCTAATCTGATAAGATACAGATTTAGTTACTGGAGACCCACTATTTCCGTCTTCGATTGTGGCGGTTACTGTAATAACACTTGCCTGTTCATTCTGACCAACATACAACAACCCCCAAGGCTGAATCTGAGTTTCTGGTGCTGTATTACCTGTAAGCGTATAATGCACCTGTTTATTATCTCCAGCAGTAACGGGAATAGAAATCATTTCCGTATCACCTTTGTTAAGAATGGTGTTAGCGGCTGGTTTAAAATCTCCTAATACTGAAGCAGTAACGGCTGATGATTTAAAAGCAATTACTGGATAAACAATAGAAGACGAATACGTTTCATGAACGTGCAAGAAATGAGTATCACCCATAACAGCGCCGTTGTGGTTAAAGTCACTAGCGTATAAATTAACGTAACATCTAAATGCGTTAATATCCCCCATTAAAATTTCAACATCTTTGCCAAGGTCAACCCATGTAGGCACGGTTAATGTATGATTAGCAATAAACTCAGTTTCCTGCATATGGTAAGATGTTGCTAACACCTTAACACTCTGGAACGCCTTTGCGCTGTTCTTCATGATAATAAAGATATTTTCTGGAGAAACTTCTCGTGTAAACCCTGCTACATTAAATCTATCACTTGGAAATAATAAGTCTAATCCCCACTGACGAACAAGAACGGTTGTGTCTTCAGCGTGTTCTTTTGTATCGAAACCTGGAATTTCAACATAATAAGCAATGTTTTCAGCAACATATTTAAACAAATTCCAGAACCAATAGTTACGGTCAATTTTGTTTGATTCAGCCGCTACAGCAAACTGCATATCCAAAAATCTTCTAAATGCCTGCTCGCTACTAAACGCACGCTTTGCCATTTCTGGATTGACTGTTAAAGCGTAACGCTCTTTTCTGTTAGGTGTGTGGAACATTTCTAAGTATTTTGGAATATACTGTTTTAATGCATCCTGCCACTGGATTTCTGGATTGTATTTCACCGGCTTAATCTTATCCATTTCAATTTCATCAACAGCACCACCGATTGACAGATAATCTCTCATAAGAGCACCGTATTTGTCGGTAGCTACAGCGTATCCCATTTCATATAAACCTACTTTGTTAATAAGTGTGTAGTAAACCTGATTTCTCCAATCGTCATTTGAATTGATAATTTGTCCAATCTGTCCAAATGTAGAAGAATCAATAGTCGTATCCCCAATAGCTTTGTTAAGCTCTGTGTTATTAACCTCTCTTACTGCTAAGTTTAAAAGCTCAGCACCAGACATTTTTCCAACCTCGTTAATATCTGGCATTTTTGATAATCTTGACATAAAATCTCCTTTCACTCTTTATAAAAATAATCCTGTAATGATTTAAAATCTTTTTCCATCTTATCCTCAACATATCCCGCACGGTTTACATCTGACAATCTGTCAACGCGTTTCTTCCATACATCAATGTCTTTAGACAGTTTGGAAATCTGCTCATCTCTTTCGGCTACATCAGCACGCAAATTCTCGTTATCAGCTGTTAAAGTTTCAATAGTCGTTAATGCTTCGCCATCACGAACGCTCATAGTATCAATAGCTGATTCTCTTTCGTTCTCATCTTCCATAGCCAAAATGCCATAGATTTCTTCTTTTGTCACATTACCACTCCTTTCACATATATTATAGCATAAAACAGCAAAAAAGTAAATATGTTTATTGACAAATAAAATAAAATGATTTATAATAAAATTAGGTGATATATTTAAGTCATATAATAATGAAGCTTTATCCACGCATAAGGATATCGCATGAATATGCTCGGCGGAGCGATTATTGACAATATATTAACCAACTTTATATAGTAGGCTCTCAGCAATGGAAATATAAATCCATTTTGAGCCTATTTTTATTTTTGTTTTTAGTATTGACAAATTATATAATATATGTTATACTTATTATGTCCAATGATGGACGGTGTACTTTTTCATTTCTATTTGTCTCCTATTTGTTATTCACAGGTTTACGCTTACACAATCTGCAAAGCGACGATTAAACCTCCA